GAAAGTCTAGATTAGTATCACCATCATCTTTCAAAAAGTAAACACCGTCACTAACTGCTAATGGTGTAGTATCAGTTATTTGCAAACCCATAACAACGTCAGATTGTGTCGCATCACTTACTTTAAATCTAGCTTCAAAAAAAGCTCTTTTACTACTGCTTAATTTAAATGACTCACCTTTTAATTGTAAAAAGTCTAAATCATTATCTCCAGCAGCATTAGTAAGCAATAGTTGGCCACCTGCACCAGAAGTTAAAGCTTCTGTTGCTGAGCCAGTGCCTGCCTCGGTTGTTGTTATCGTAAAGTCACCTGAATTGTAAGTCATAAAATCATTTGCATATTGATAAAATAACGTACTTGATGGATTTACACTAAACATAGGAATTTCTTTCTTATGTTTTGTTGCTACAGTATTACCTGCATTAAGGATTAAGTTTTGAAAATGTGGATTAGCCATTATGAACTCCTTTACTTGTATTAATGGAAATCGAAATCGATCCTCATTAAGCTAATTAATTTAAAACTTCTTAGAGTTTACACCCCAAGTTCAAATCAATCAACATAAAAAAAGGGAGCCGAAGCTCCCTTAAGAATTGTAGTTGAGTGAGAAACGCTACAATAAACCGTTCCTTAAGCTCCTTGAGAACCGAAAACGGCTCTAAAGTTTGAATATCCGAAGCTGTAACGCTCTCTAGCTTTGTATCTCATGTTGCCAGTATCGAAATCACCTTCTAATGAAGTTTGCATAGGGGATCTTTCGAAATACTTAAACCCGTCTGGGCAGTCTGTCTTAATGAAAAACGCATCTGTATCTGTTAGATAGTTATTTACAACGTATCCTTCAGGTATCATGCCAGTGTTACTAATAGCGTTTATGTCGTTGTCAGATGTACCTGGTCTACCTGGAGACTGTAGTAATCTGTCAGCCACAAACACTAATTGTGGTGGAATAATTAATTTCATACCTTTCAACGCTATATTTAGTCCTTTATCATCGGTAAATGTAGAGATACTAATTAATGCATCTTCAAGTGAAGTTTCATTAAGATCCGCCATAGTGGTAGCTCTGTTTGCTAATGAACCACCTCCGCCAAGGGGATGATCTGTAGCAACTAAGACTTTACCATCACCACCTGTTGTACTAAACGCGTTGTTTAATACTGAAGCAGCTTTGATTTGCTTAGTGTTAGCCATAGACCTAGCCAAAGCTTTGGTATATCTTGCTCCGAGTCTATCATAAAGATTATCTTCAATTGCTTCTTCTGTTAAAGCGAAAGCAAGAGCCACTGTTTCGTGTGTGTAACGAGATGTATAACCTTCGTTAGCTGTATCAAATCTGACACCGCTACCTTCAGCTTTTACCTCTGCATTACCAAACCCTACGATAAGTGTTTCTTCTTCAAAGGCTCTGTCAGAAGTTTCAGTTTCATAGATTTCTAAATGTTGAGATTCGTATCTAGCATATTCCATACCGAACAAGGCATTAAGACCTGGCTCGAGCTCTTTCGCTAATTGTGCTCTATTAATTGCCATTATTTATACTCCTGTTGGATCGACATAGAAATGCTCATTAAATTTAACAATCACATTTACATTAGCTGAACCTGTTGTACTGTTATCTGGATCACTCGAAAAGCCCATAATTCTAAACGTAGCAGTTGTAGCTGCTGTTGTTCCAGATAGCTCCATAGCTGACATCCCTGTTTTCACAGAGCCAGCAGTATAGGAAATATCTGCGTTCAAACCGACATCAGTTTGAGCTGGAGAACCTGCACTTTGAATTTCAAATACAGCATTAGGGTCATCTATTACAAATGCTTTAATATCGGACGATACAGTTCCATCAGGGAAGTGAGAACTAAAAATAGTTTCACCTGAAGAGTTTGTAAAAGTACAACCTCTAAATACACCAATAGACTCATCACCAGCGGCAGCTACTAAAATAGTACCTGTGTTGGTCATTTTTACTAAATCGCCAGAAAAAATATTCCCAGATGCACCTGAGGCAATTTCATATTCTGTAACTCCACCATTTTGGACTCCAGAACCTAATTTGCCTACAACTTTTGCACCAAACGGGGCATTTTTGTTAGCCATAATAAGTCACCTTATATTTGTTATTTTAAGTTAAGCGATCAACTACGTTGACCACCGCCAAAAGTTACTTTGCTTTTTCTCTCTGGATTTAAAATCGGAGAGCTTGGATCTGATTCCCTCATCATATCGTTGTCCACAGCATCTTGCTGGGTTTTAGCACGTGCAGCGAAGTAGGAGTTTCTCTCTTCACGCGTTTCATTAGGAATCCTAGCCAATAGCAAACCACCTCGTTTTACAACCCCTGCATGTTTACCTTCATCCATACTGGTATATTTTTTTTGATCGCTTTCATCTAGTTCTTCAAATCTTACGAGTTCAAATCCCTCGCTTAATCTATCAGAAATATTACCGCGATCTTCTACACCTACGGTTTCGGCTCTTATCCACCTGTTGGTATAACCTTCAGGTGCTGCAGGAGCATCCAACTTAGATGGTGGGCTCCAAGGTTTGCGAGCAACTTTTTCAGCTCGAGTGTCGGCAGAACGTGATGTTCTGTTTTTTGAATCAGTATTATCTGTCATATTAGTTACCTTTTAACATATTTTGCGTACTCTTTCAAAGGTACGTTCAATTTTTTTGCCATTTGAACTTCACTTGGAGAGAGCCTAACCTGTTTATTACCAGTATTACCGCTTACTCTACCAGCTGAAGCCACCTTTTGTGACGGTTTAGATTTTGTTTCAGTATTAAAGTATTCTGGGTGTTTATCCCTAATTCTTTTGTTTACTTCTTTAAAATATGCGTCACTTTCAACGACAAAACCCTCAGTAACTAAATCTTCATGTATCTGGGTTCCTGATTGATGCATTAGTGCATTATTCAAAAACCATTCATTACCGTCATCAATCCAATCTTGCATTTTTGAATTAAATCCAGTTTGTTGTTGAACGGGTTGTTGTGTTGTTGGAGTTTCTACATTTTTCATTTGCTCCATTCTTTGTTTGCCTTCTACTACTTTTTGCTCTTGGACAGCTATTTTAGCTAACACATCTTGAGCTTGTGCAACCTTTTCATAATCAGCAACTTCATGTGCTTTTTGTAAAGATGCTATAGCTTGTGCCTTTTGTGACTCTAGTCTTGTTGCTGATTCATCAAAAGTAGTTTGTTGTAACGATTGTGCTGTTGTTTTTAATCTTGCATTTTCTGCTGCAAGATTTTTAGCATATTCATAAGCAGAATCTTGACCCCTTTCTGCCTCTCTGAGCTTTCTAGTAAGGCTATTAATTCTTTTTTGTACTTTATCAGAATAATCTACTAACTCTTCTTCTTCTTTTTCTGCTACCTCTACTTCAGGTTCAGCAGTTTCTTCAATTACTTCTGTTTCTGATGCAGCAGCTACAGGTTCCTCTGTCTTTTCTACAGACTCTTCTAAATCTACTATTTCACCACCTTCTTCAATCATTTCTTCTTGTTTTAATGCTTCTTCAGACATTTATTCTCCTTATACTGCAAGAATATCTGTAGGATCAAGTATAGTAGCAATCACTTCATCATCGTTAATAATCCGACATTCGGATTCATCACCAAGCTTGAAGCGAGCACCAGCATACCTGCCTATTAATACCCATTGTTTTTCTTGACACCAAGGGCCATCAAACTTCGAACTATCTTGATAGCAATCTGGCCCCATTTTAACCACATAACCAACAACGGTTGATAACCTTTGTTGATCGACTGTAGATTGGACTAGTTGTATGCCACCGTCTGTTACTCCTTTACCTGCGTAAGGTAATATAAGTATTCGCCAACCAGTAGGTTGTGGCATACGTTCTAAAACTGATTTTTCTATTAATGTTGGGTCTAAAACTCTTGCAGACTCTCTAACATAAGGAGTCTTTGTTTCTTCTTGTGGTGGATTTTGTTCAGCCTCTATTTCTTTGGCTATGTGATCAGGTACCTGTATCTTTGGTGTCATCTTCTGTTTTTCCTAGCAGTTCTCTAAAAATATTTTCTGCGTCAGCGAGAGAACTGTATCGCCCACGCAAAAACTCATATTGAGCAAAGTCGTTACACCCAGAGAGCATAGCGTCTTTAGTGTCTTCCCTTCTGGCTTCAATTTCTTTTAAAAACTTTTTAGCAAGCCAAACTGAATCCATTAATAAATACCAGAAAACTTACCGCCATATTCAGCAATACCCATCCCTCTAGATTTGCCTTTGCCCATACCTGGCTTTGGTTTTGTATTAGTATCAAAAGTGCCTTCATTAGTTTTCAAAGACGCACTGCCTTTGTTGCTATAGCCATTTTTGTTTTTTAATACTTTTGGTGTTTTCTGTTGACTGATTTCTGTTCGTTTAATCATGTGTCATATTATGTAGAGTAAAAATTTATTTTGCAACTTTTATTTACCTTGTCCTGCATATTTTTTATATTGTTTTTTTGCTTGTTTGCTTTTTGGATAGGTATTTTTACTGTCACCTATAGACGTTCTTTTTCTTTTTCTGCGTTGATTGTCCTTTATGAAAGCCCCGTGGCCTTTAATCCTAACTGGCATTAATTACGATTCATCAGGTCTAGATTTTTTAGTAAACGTTGTTGATCTAATCTTGCCCTAGCTGTATCGTCACGCATTTCTGCAATATCTTCTGAGGTTTGTATTCTTTCTCTATCAATAGTAGCCCTTCTTGCAGCTTCTTGTGCCTTACGTGATTCTTGAGCTACAAACTGTTGTTGCTCGATTGCTAACTCTTGGCCTTTGAGTGCTAGTTCTTGTTTTCTTATAGCTACTAATGGGTCTTCATCCTCTGGTGATTGTATTCTTGCAGTATAGTCAGCTATCAATTCTGACATAATGGGAGCAGAAAACTGAGCTAATAAATTATTAGCTTCTTGTATTAACATACCTTGCTCAGCTGGACTAACTTGTTGGGCTTGTTGTTGTAACTGTTGAAACTGCTGTAGTGCTTCAGGTGGCATTTGTTGTTGAGCTAATATATCTGCTTTCATTTGCAAATGCTCCATAACGTGTGAGTGAATTAAAGCTTGCACTTGGGCGTTCATTTGCACAGGTGGTGTATTGAGTAGACTCATGTGAGTTGCAATATGAGCATCATGATTTTGTTCTATAAATGATTTGGCTGGATTACCTAATAGTAATTTATTATTTTCAAACCCAGCTTCAATTGCTTGAGGCTCTGTTTGTGGGGGTGGCACTAATATCTGTTCAATATTATCTACTCCTATCGCTGCATACATACGCTTATAGGACTCATAAATACCTGCAGCACCGTGGACTTCTGGGTTAGACTGCACTAATTGCATCATTTCTTGGGCCATAGCTATTCTTTGTGACTGACTAAAGATATCAGGATTTGATACAGGGAATATATCTACTCTATCGTCAAAATCTGTTAATTTTATGCTGTTATTAGCATTTGCTACGTTATATGGGTATTCTTCTGGTAAATACTCTTTAAATACGTTAGAAAGTATCTTAAATTCTTTTTTTTGTGAGTTATGTAGTCTTTTATGAATAGCTGACAATACCTTGGTTGATCGTTCTAACAAGGCTAAAGTCGTTCCTACAGGTGCATTTGGATTACCTTGACCCACGTTTATTTCTGAAATAGATGCAAATCTTTGACCAGCATTAACTAATATGCCTAAAAGGTTTAATAAGGTGCCACTAGGCTCTTTAAAGGGTAAGGGTTGGATAGATTCACGTAAAGAACCGCCTGGAGCGTCTACATCTCTAAATTCACCTGGTTGTATGGGTGTATCTTCGTCCCTGATCCTAATACCACGGGTTTTAAACCCTGCAGGTAGGTTTGCAAGGGTGCCAGCATCTATTAACTGCCTTAAAATACTGGTGGAGGCCTTAGAAAGGCCACCAATCATGTGGGTAAGACCAAAACCATAGAATCCTAGGCCAGGAAGGAACTTAAAATGCACAAAATACTCTATTTTTTTACGTAAAGGGTCATTTTGCTCATAATTACGGTAAATACTAAGGATATTATTGGTGTTTGAGTCGATAGTTACGATATAGGGTAGCTTGACCCCAGTCATTTCGCCCATATCATCCATATCTTCAAAGCCGTTTATCTCTAAATTACAGTGGACTTCATATAAAACCGATACTTCACCTGTATCATAACTAGGTTCTAGGCCTGATAACTCGTTTATTTCTTCTTCAACTTGGCTATATTCAGTATTATCAACGCTTGCTACCTTAACTTTCTTGTAAAAACCCATAGCTTGGAGTTTTTTAACCTCATTCTCAGGCATTTTGACTACATTTGTGATTCTAGGACATGATTCTAGGTCTGTAGAGAAATAAGGCACGATCAAATCTTCTGGTGCAATAAATTTAGATACGGCTCGACCTAGAGCTTCGTCATAATATATTTTTTTAAAGGCGGAACCTGCAAGAGGTAGATAAAACAACATCTGGTCTAGTTCTTCATCAAACTCTTCCATTACGTGGGTAATCTGATAGTTCATAAAATCAGCTACCCTTTGGGCTTGCTCTTCGACTACCACATCATATTTACCTACCACTTGAGTTTTAACAGGACCGTTAGAAGGTAACAGCTCTTTGTAGGCTTGAGCTTGGAAATTAGTAACGGCTTCTCCTAATAATGGATGTATGACACCTGAAGCTCCTTCAAAGGGTTCTGATCTTTCTTGATCAAACTTCATGCCTAGATACTTAAGACCGTCTGTATAGGTTTTTTCCCAATCCTCTCTAGAAGATTTATCTTTTTCTATACCAGCAACTAACTCTAGTGCAATACCGTTAAGAGTATCGTCATCTAAGACTTCTGCGATATTACTATCAAAGTTAGTATCAAGTGGCATATCTTCCATACCACCTAGGACAGCACTACCGTCATCCATCATTTCAAAATCTTCTTGACCAGCTTCTTCAATTGCTTCGATA